TGTTGTGCGTTAACTGCTACGTTAATTAAATCTATTGCATCGTTTGATGGTTTACCAAAATATCTCGATGGGTCTTTGAGACAAAGAAGTTTATAAACAATGTAAGCACAGCCAATGGTAGAAGTATGGTCTTTACCACTACCTTTTCCACACATAAGAATAACTTCAGACTTAGTGTATTTTTTATAATGTTCATTACCGTCCTCTTTTCCTAACCATCTTTCAACATCTTCTTTTTTATAAATTTGACTCATGCATTCTACTAAAGTATATTGGTACTCAGATAATTCTGGCATATTAAGATAGTCTTTACTTCTTACAAAAGTTTTTACATCTACTGGCATTTCCTCAAAAGGACTTTCGTCCAACGCCTCTATAAACTCACTAAAATCAATCGTTGTCAATTACTACCACCTCTGTTTGCACTTCAGAAAGTCTTCTCATAATTTCTTCACGAATTTCTGGATGCTTTGAGGCTACTTCTTTAAGGATTCCAATTAGAACTCCTTGCTTTCTTTCCATTTCAATTATCTGTTCTGCTATTTCTTTATTATCTAATAAGCCTGCTTTTTGTAGCATTTCAAGTCTTTTGCTTTCAATGTCTGCTATCAATTTGATAGCGGTTGTTTTTGCTGTAAGATTAGCAGTAGAATCTGCAGAGTCAATTACTTCATAAGTCTTTTTAATTAAAGATGAATAGTGTTGGTCTGCACCAGCAAGGGCTTCTTTTGCTCTCATGTGAATTGCTTGATTGTTTGAGATCATAGATCTCCAATCATTAAGAAGAGACAGTACTTTTTGACGAGGCATGTCTAGTTCTTTTGAAATTTGAGAAGCGTCATAACCCTTAAGGTATTCTGCAGCAACCTGATTTACCAGGTCTAAGTGTTTAACTAATTCATCATTCATTGTTTAATGTCCTTAACAATACAAGGTAGCCAATAAGATCTAAGATTGTATCTTCTGATGCGTATTCTTTGCCTTTATGTATTCTATTAAGTTTATCATCAATACGAATAAATATTTGTTCTTTTGGGGTAGACTTACTAAATATATTAATAGGATGGCTATATGAACTACCATAAGATTGATTCTTACTAATAAGTAGTTTGGCTATATCCAGACATTCATCTAATATCTTTCTACCCGCTGGTGCTTGGGTAGACATGTCTTTGACAATTCTCATCTTATCTTCAAGTTCTTTTTCAAAGTTTGGAATTTTATACTCTGCCATTTTTACCTCTTTGATTTTCTAAGACCAAACTTGGCAAGATATACATATATAGTTTCAACAGATGCTCCACACTCTTTGGCAATTTCTTGAGGGCTTTTCTTATCAATTTGATACCTTTTCTTTAACCAAGCCTCGCTTGTATATAGTTTCATTTTATCACTACCCTCTTGTCTTGTCAAGATTATGAGGTTGATCAACTAACTTGCTCCAGTTTTCAGATGAATACCAGCCTATTGCAATAGAATCTGCAACATCGTCATCTTCAACATTTAAATCAAACTGCATATTAATCTTTCTAATAGTCTTTCCTTTTCTCATTTCTCTTTCTTTTGTTTTGTAGAATGAGTAAGATTTATCATTACCATACAGATCTTTTACTGCTAACTTTTCTTCTTTGGTTAGTTTGCCATTACCAATCCAATTTTGCCAAGATACGGGAGAACAAGAAACTATTGGAGTTTTTTTATACATCTGGCTAGCACCCAATATTGCACCTTGAACAAGTGATAAGTTTATTGCAGTCTTTTGTGAATTTGTAAATATTGCTGACTCTATAACTATGGCATCAATTTCATAATCTTTTAAGAATGATGCTATTTTTTTAGTTGCATCTCCTGTTTTTTCATAAACATGATTTCCATAAAAATTAACTTTGCCAAACTTAATAAGTTTTCTTTCTGTAAATACAGAAAAGGCCATTGAGTTTGTTGAAGCATCTATTGCTAAGATTGTATTGGGTTGACCAATATATCTTAATTTACTTTTGCTCATAATCAAAAAAGTCCTTTATCTCTTTTATTACCCTGTCTAATTTTTTGCTACTAACCATACAAGTATCACAGAAACCATTGTCATTATAAATGCTAAGAAGGGTACCACAATTACCAGCACAACGGCGATCTTTCCCCATTCGCTCTTTGGCTTTTGTAATTCTGTAACGTTGTACAATTTTTTGTTTAGTTGCAAGAGACCTGCATGTACTATCGCAGTAAATTTGGTTTTTAGTCGGTGTCTCAAAAGAGTCATCGCACCATTCGCAATATTTTATCATTCAAGTTCTTTCCTTCTTTCAATCTTAATTACACCTTTGTCTCTTGAATCACATACTTTTTCTATTGGGCAAGATGCACAAACTTTAGAGTCTTTTCTATATCCTCTTTCTGGTAACTGTTTGTCATCAAATGCCTTTTTAACTTTACGCATCCAGTCAAAGAAATAATCTATAAACTTAACATACTCTTCTGTAGCAACAACTGGTATCACACATATCTCGTGTGTATTTTTATTCTCATATACAATGGCACCAACCTGTTGTTTTAATATCTTCATATAAATAAGTAATTGCTCTATATGATATGTACTAGCAGTTCCTTTTGCTTTATGATATTCAAAGGCTTCGTTCTTTGTTGTTTTAATTTCAAGCAATACTAACTTATCTTCAAGTCTAACCATAGCATCTGCATATCCAAATATTGGTGGATCTTCGTTAACTATTTCTTGTTCTTGCCATTCAAGTATTCCCTGTGCTTCTAGTGCACCTTGGATTCTTTCATGACTACTAGATCCAGTATTCATGTTGGCATAATTGATACCTGTATTTTTTTCTTCCCACTCATTTCCTTCAAATGCTAAGTACCAATATCTAGCACAGTGTCCGTTTCCAAAGACTAAGGTTGAAGGACTAAAACTTTTTTTCTTAATAAAGCCAGTCTTACTTTTTTGCATCTTCATATGTCCTTCATGAATATGATCAGCAATTTTTGATAAATCTATTGTTGCCTCTTTCTTTTTAACCATCTTTTTTACTAGGCCTTTAGTCATTAAAAATTCCTTACATTATATTTAAGGGCATCGACCAGTTTGTCGGTTGCTTCTCTTATTGCATAGTACATATTTTTCTTTGCCCTGTCATCTTTTTTTACGTGAGAGTACCAAGCCGCTAACATTGCAAACTTTGCTGATTGAGCCTGCAATTGTGTAATTAACAATGTTGCTTTTGCTGCTGGAACATCTGGATTGGCTATTAATTTGGCAACAATAGTAAGAGTCTTTGTAAACTCTTCATCTTGCATATACTCTGACATCTCATTAAAAGATGTTAACTTATTTAATAGTTCTACTGTAGGTTCCATTATTTCTTTTCTCTTAACTGTTCAAATACTTCCCATTCAATTATAGCAAGTCTTACCTTTTTATGTCCTGATCCAAGGACTATCATTAACGCAGGATTTTTTTGTCTATCTACCTTCATTGTGTCCGAAACAATTTTTGACCAAGAGTCTTGGCTAACGGAATAGGATTTGGAATACTCCTTGACATCTACAACGAAGTCATCCAGTGATCCGTCAGCCTTGACTGGCCCTCTACCTGAATTACGATGTGGCTTTGCACCAATACGTTTTAACTCTCCACGCTCGCTCATCAGTATCCTTTCTTTGGAAAAGTTACTTTAGATAAATGTTTATTAGTACACATCCAAGTAAGATCTCCCTTTTCTACATACATTCTTGCTTTTGGAACTATTTCTTTACATGTATGGCAAATAAATTTACCAGGGTATAAAGTATAGTTAGGTGTTGATTGTTGATTCAAGTTCTTTTAGTTTCTCTGGGTTTTCTTTTAGATATTCAATTACCTTTGCTCTACCCTGCAATCTTTCACCTAGAACTGTATACCAAGCCCCACCTTTTTCTATGGTGCCTAAAAGTTCTGCAGTATCTACAAGGTCTGCTATCTTATCTACTCCAATGGTATCTCCATCAAAATAAAAATCATATTCACCAGAAAGAAATCCTGGACCAGTCTTGTTAAAATCAATATGCCAGTTAACTTTTCTTCCTACTTTACCTTCTATAAGTTTATCTCCGACTGTTATCTTAGACTTTAAGGCATTGTTGTCTGAGTCACTAGACCATAATTTAACAACTGTGCTTGAGAAAAATTTAACTGCTAGCCCACCAGTTGGCATATGAGAAGCATACATAGCACCAATATTATTTCTTAATTGTGAAATTAAAACCAATAATGTTTGACCATCTTGATTATTTGCATAATTAAGCATTTTTACTGCATTGGTCATATCCTTGGCTTCTGCACCTATTTGTTTAGTATTTTCTAAAGCCTTTAATTCACTGGAGTCTTTTTCAAAATATATAGCAGGCAATAATGCAGATATAGAATCAACTACTATAATATCTATCTTTGCTTTCATTAGTTGAGTAGCAACATCAACCATATCATTAATAGTCTTAGCAGCAGAGTATACTAATTTATTTGTATCTACCCCAAGTTTTGTAGCCCACTCTGGATCAAAAGACTGCTCTGCATCAATCCAAGCACATAGTTTCCCTTCCTTTTGTGCTTCGCCAATCATTTGTAAACAAAAAGATGACTTGCCAGCAGACTTGTTGCCCCAAATCATAACCTGTCTTCCGTATGCAAACCCACCTTTTAATGCATTGTTTAAACTTATGCTTGGTGTTTTTTGTTTAATTACTTCTACGTCAGTAGCATTACTTAATCTTTTTCTTAAACTAGGATCTAGTTGTGATAAGAATTCTTCAATCTGTATAGACATTATTTAATTACCTCATTCAATACTAAAGAGCCATCTTCTGATTTTCCAAATGTCATTTTGGTTACAGTTCCTGGCTCGCATTTCATATATCCCTCAGAAAATTGTCGAGGGAAAACTATAATAGGTTTCATTTCACGATCTGAGTTTGCAACTATCATATGTGCCATTTTCTTTCCAGCCTTAGTTACTCTAGGCTTAAATGATAGCACATAATACTCTTCTCCGCCATAGGGCAAAGACTTATAATTTAAAAACTTAACTAAACTATTTGTAGAAAAATTCTTTATTTCATCAACAATAATTGCTTCACTAATTCTATTGGCACCAACTAAAAATAGATATGTCTTGCCTTGCTCTATCTTTGTCTCTTCTTCGTCAAATACCCCAAGCATTCCAGTAGCATCCATGATTTCTACTCTAGACCAGCCCTTGCCACGTTTAATATTTTTTACAACACCCATAATAATATGAACATCTGTCTCATCAAAATCTTCAATATCGTCTATGTAAGCATAATAGTGAGGTGGAACGCTAGTTGTAAATTCTGGAAGATTTAAATACTCATAAAGATTTTCTTTTACAACACTTTCTTGTCTTGGATTATCTGGAAATGCTAATGCACCTACTGCATTTAATGCTTGAACGGCTCTTATATTTATTCCACTACCCTTTTTAGAGGCTAGTGTTGAAAATTCTTGATAAGATTTATAAGGTCTATAAGCCATGATCTTAGAAGAAACTCCATCAGATATCCACTTAATTGAAGATAACCCTACACGAATACCTTTGCCCTCAATAGTAAAGTCTGACTCAGACTCATTAACATGAGGCAACCTAATTGCAATGCCCATTCTTTTTGCTTCGATCAAATACTCTGTTCTTGCATCTTTATCTTGTTCGTTTCTTAACAAACAATACATAAACTCAATTGGGTAATAATACTTTAACCATGCAGTCCAGTAGGAAAGCATAGAGTATGCAACAGCGTGTGACTTATTGAATGAATACCCTGCGTGAGCCTCAAAATCATGCCATAACGCCTCTGCTTTGAATGGGGTGATATGTTTTGATGCACCCACTACGAATCTGTCTTTAAATTCATCAAATTCTTTTGCGTCTTTCTTTTTACCAATAATCTTTCTAACTTTATCTGCTTCTGCCATACTCATGCCACCAAGGTGAACGCAAGACTGCATTACTTGTTCTTGATACAGTACACAACCGTAGGTATCTTTTGTAAACTCTTGCATAATAGGATGAATATATTCAGTAATAGCCTTTCCATGTTTTCTTGCAAGATATGTTTTGCCAATAGTATTCATTGCACCTGGTCTTACTAGTGCATTAGAGGCTGCTAACTCATTTAAATTAGATACCCCCATCTTTACTAAAAGATTTGTATAGGGAGTTGCTTCACACTGAAACACCCCTTTTGTTCTTCCGTCTGAAAGCATTTCATAAACTTTTTTATCATTTAAATCAATTTCATTTAATTTTATATCTATCTTATGACGCTTCTTAATAGACTTAATTGTTTCATCAATTACCGTCAAAGTTTTTAGTCCTAGTACGTCAAGTTTAATTAATCCAATGTCTGCAGCCTCATCCATGTCAACTGCAACTACTGCTATACGATCTTTTGTTCCTGGTGCAAGTCTAGTTTCTAAAGGTGCATATTTAAAAATAGGTTCTTTTGCTGTAACAACTCCAGCAGCGTGGATCCCAGTTCCTCTAATTCTTCCACGAAGTTGCTCTCCATATTTAACTACTTCTGGATACTTCATTCTAAACCACTGTGCACTTTTGCTTGAAGTAAAGTCATCCCAATCATCAACATTTTTTAATACTTTATTTACATCAGACAAAGGTATATTAAATGCTCTTGAAACATCTCTTACAATACCTTTTCCTCTAAACTCTAAAAAGGTAGCAATTGATGCAACGTTTTTATATTCTTCTTCTAAGTAACCTTTTAGTTCATCACGTCTTGAGTCTGCAATGTCAGAATCGATATCTGGAAAGTCATTACGCTCTGGGTTAACAAATCTAAAAAACAGTAATCCATGCTCTATTGGATCAACATCTGTAATTCCAAGTGCGTAGCAGACCAAAGATCCAGCAGCAGATCCACGACCTGGACCTACCAAAATTCCCTGGCTCTTTGCCCAGTTAAGCATATTGCTTACAATTAAAAAGTATGGTGCAAAATTTTTATCTTTAATAATCTCTAACTCTTCTAATGATCTATTTACATATTCAGGTAGATGATTAAGTTTTTTATCTATTAATCCTTTAACAACTAAATCTTCTAGTGTTTTTTGTGGGTCACTAACTTTTGCAGGTAGTAAGTCTAATCCAGATTTAATATCATATTCTTCTATCTTGTTTGCTATCTCTAATGAATTAGTATAAATATCTTCTCTCTTTATACCCTGCATATTCATAGCCTGTTTCATTTCATCATATGAAAGAAGATGAATATCAAATGATCTAAAGGACATAGGTCTATCTGCACCATATAAATAATCAAGACGCTTCATCATGTCATCTATCTTTTGAGATTTTTCAAACTTTGCCTCTTTGTCAAGTTTTGCATGTGTATTTAAAAGAAGCATAATTTCTTGAACTACTTTTTGATCTACAGTAGAATGGTGGCAATCTGGGGTAACAACAGACTTGATATCCATACTATCTGCAATTTCAAGCAATTCATTATTTAATTCTTTAGAATTATGTGGCATAACTTCAACGTAGAAATCATCTTTAAAAACATCTTTAAACCAATTTAAAAGTCTCTTTGCTTCTGCATATTCTTTATGCTCTAAGGCTTTAGCAATAAGTCCAGACATACAGGCTGATAAAACAATCAAGCCATCTTTATATTTTTCTAATACTTCAAAATCAATTCTAGGTTTTTTATAAAACCCTTCTGTCCAACCTATTTCATTTAATCTATTTAGATTTTCTAATCCTTGTTGGTTCTTTGCAAGAATAACAATATGGTTATATGTTAAATCTAGAGGACCAGTTCTTTCTGATTTATCTCTTCTATCAAATCTATCATGAGTAATATATCCTTCTATACCAAGGATTGGCTTTATACCCTCGGCTTTTGCTGCACGATACATTGGACGATGTCCAGATAATGCACCGTGATCTGTAATGGCTATGGCTGTCATACCATTTTGCTTTGCACGTTTGCAATACTCCTCTGGAGTTGCAACACCATCCATTAATGAATAGTGTGTGTGAACGTGTAATGGAACGTAATTCAAGCCATAGCCTTTCAGATTAGTTACTTATTACCACTCTGCTGCTGCAGATGTGGTTGGGTTAGCAAACCCTAAATAGAATGCTTCTTGTTCAGCATATGGAAGTTCACGAATAACTTTGTCCAAGTTAAATGCTTCGTGTGATCCCCAATTAAATGGTTCGGCATCTTGTTTTCCTGGAAGAAGGATATATGTTGTTTCAGTTCCTTTTCCATTTCTTTTTAATTTCCATACCATGTTGCTGATACTGTTTGAGTCTGCTGCAAATTCACGGATCGTACTAAATGTAGCAGTCTTGCTAACACCCATACTCCAGACTGCAACCTTTGGTTCGTCTGTACCGTTATCTACTAACACATTGCAATAGAAACGAAGTCGTGCTCTCCAGCCGCTCTTTGGTTCTTTACGGAACATTTCACAACCAAAACAACGTCCTTGAGTATCTGCAGTACATGCTGCTTTTCTCTTGTAGTCTTCTGGATTTGTGTGTTCACTTTGAACAATTGCAAGACCACGCTTTTCTTCATAGTTTGGTGAGTCTGCATCTAGTTCACTTACAAAGCGAATTTGTACGCTTTCGCCATCATCTAACTTGAGCCAATTAACCTTGGCACCACTGTTTTCTACTTTTGTTTTGTCAAGAATTGCTTCTATATTCTTGAGTCCTTTTATAATTGCCATATTTCTCCTTAGTATTTGTCCTGTAAATGGACTTACCTTATTGTAGCATTGACAAGACTATATTGTCAAATCTTGCTACAAAATCTTTTAATTCTTTATCTGACAAATCGGACACATCTTTTACGTCATTTGGAAGTTTTGCTATTATACATTTGCCAGGTCCAAGATCTGTAATAAGTTTATTAGACATGTTGGTGCCTGCATCATCGTTATCCCCTAATGCAATTACCTGATTAAAGTATTGTTTTAATAATTTTCTTTGTTCTTTAGATATAGTTGCACCTAACGTAGCAACAGCATGAACTCCAACTTGCTCTAGTCTAATTGCATCAAATGACGACTCAACAACAAATATCTTATCTACCCTTTTATTTCTCCATAAATTAAATAAAGTTTTACTTTTAGGTAGATCTTGTGTATTCTTAAATACTTTTCCTTCTATGGATCTTCCGACAAAGCCTATACATGTGCCATCTGGGGAGTGTACAGGAATAGTAACCATATCCTGGGTTAAAGAATATCCTAGTTTATACTTTTCAACACTTTCTTTAGTAATGTGCCTATTGGAATAATACTTGATTGCTCTCTCGTTTTCAAACACATTTTTATGCAACTGCTCTATAGATTCTAACGAATACTGCTTAAAAATTATTTTCTTTTCTAAACTACCGCTTAATTGATCAACTAAATTTCTAGTATCTGCTTTTGAATCTATAAGTCTCATTGCTTCAAAATAAGATCTTTTACTTACATGCATAATAAGTTCTGTTAATTCTTTAGATTCTTGACAAGAAAAACACCAGAAGATTCCTGTTTCTTTTGATACCTCTCCTGCTGGTGATCTATAGTTATTATGGAATGGACAAAAGATCATTAAGTCATTGTCTAATTCATATTGTATGTCTATGCCAGCGGCTACAAGACTTCGCTTGACTTGCTCTTCTGAGTAATAGGTAACATTATTGGGTTGTTTTTGTCTATTCCTGCTATACACTTTGCTTTGTCCTTACCAACATGTACCCCATAAACTGATAGTTTAAAATTAAATGCTTTACCATTATACGACAATGTAAAGTCTGTGTCAATATCATATCTAGGAACGTAGCCACTATTTCTCATAGCGGCCTCTAACATAAATATGTATTGTTGTTTTAACCTAACGATCTGAGAGTCATCATAGATTTCTCCCTCTAGGTCAAACTTCTTTATTGACTTGTGATTGTACATACCACAATTATATAGTTAGATTATGATTTGTCCTCAAAATCCTTGTATATAAATCTTCCAGAATCAAAATCAACATCTATCATAAAATCTCCAGAGAAACCGTGCCTATTCTTTCTAAAGGCACATTCTAGAATTGTTGTGCCTTGAGCACGGCCAAGTGCTAGTACCCAGTCTGCATCATAGGCCAACTGTTTTGACCAAGCAACCTGACCAAGTGATGGCACGCTATTCATGTCTGTAGCATCATCTGGAGTAGCGGAGGCAATTGCAACAATTGGAACTTGTGCAGATATAGCCAATACTTTTAACTCTCTTGAAATACTTTTAATCTTTACTACTTCATTATCTGTTGGAACATTTGATTGCATTAATTGAATATAATCTACAAATACAATGTCTGGTGAATATTGATCTATCTTTCCTCTTAATACAGAAGTAGATAATTCTCCTACCCCGTCATTTGAGACAAT